TCCCGCGCTCCGCGAATTTGTAGCCTCTGGCGATCAGTTCGCGCTTGATGGCTTCCTGCGCGGGGTCGTCATAGCGCCCGGCGATCTGCTGACGCTCGCCTTCGAGCTTGGCCAGACGCTTCCGGCTGTCCAGCACTTCCTGCTCAAAGTCTGCGCGCTGATCGTTCCGATATGCCTGCTTATTTCGCGCCTCAATGTAGAGGTCACGGGCTAACGGATTGCTGATGGACGCGGGGTCGCCCGTCAGTCGCACTTCTTCGAGCGCAGCCTCAAACGCATCGGCCTGTGTCGCAAAACCGGCATCGCGGAGCGCCGCTGCATCGTCCGTTAGCCCCGCCCCTTCGAGTTCTTTTGCAGTCAAATTCCTGCGCTCTACGATGATCTCGCCCTCAGTTCCTCCGCGAATACCAGAGGCCCCGGCCTGCACGGTGCGGCGGATTTCCTCTTCGGCCGCTGCGACTGCACGCGCATCTTTAGGGGGCGGTTTTCCAGTCGCATTTTGTTTTGCGTATGCAGCCAGTCCCTGCTGATCTTTTTCACTCAAACGGGACCGTGTGTAGTTCAGGACTTCGGCGGCCTTTTCCGGCGTGGCACCGCGAATGATGGACCGCGCCTCAGTGACGAGTTCCACGGGCGATGGACGGGCCGCAGCGGTCGTTAGGGTTTTCTGTTCTTCGCGAGACAAAGTCTCTTGGCGGATCTGATTATACCGGCTGCGCTGCTCTTCGAGATTACGCAGGACACTCTGCGCCTCAGCCAGATCGACCGGCTGCACCGCGAAACCCTGCTGTAAGGCAGCGAGGGTCTGACGCTCTTGGCCGATTAGGCTGTCGAGGTACTGGACCCTGCCCTGTTCGTCCGCGATGTCCTTCTTGATCTGCTCGAAACGGTAGGCCGCGTTGAGAGTGCGCCCATACTGTGCGAGGTACTTCGGGGTGCGCGTGGCGAGGGGAGCCATCAAAAGCCTCCAACGGTCGGGGCGGTCGGGACGATACCCTTACCCGTAACACCCTGCTGTGTTTGCAGTCTAAGGAGCAAAGAGCGAGTTTCCTCAGCCTTTGCAGCGGCTTCGATTTCGGCCAGTTTGGTCTGCTGCATGGACGCTGCCGCCGTCATGGCGATCTCGCCTGCACCGGCCAGACCGCCCGTGATCGCCTGCGCGATGCCCTGCGCCCGCTGCGCCTCCGCCGCCTTTTGTTGAGCCCGCATGGCATCGATGCGCGCCTGTTCGGCTTCACGCTCAGCGCGATCAGCCTCCATCACGGCGACGTTTTGCTGCTGTCTCATGCCGGTCTCCGCGACGGCCTGCGCCTGCTCTTGCAGGAACAGTTCACGCCCGGAGACTGCGCCGGACAGTCCACGGGCTGCGGCCTGTTGAAGCGCGGTGGCTTCGAGTTCGCGCTGCGCGCCTGCCTGCTCAGCGAGAAAACGCTGTTCCAGCGCGCCTCGCTCCTGTTCAGTGAGGCCGAGTTGACCCGTCCGCTGCCTCTTTTCGAGTTCGGCAAGTTCCTTCTTTTCCACTTCGGACAGCATGAGCTTCTTGCCAGCACGGGCTGTACCGATGCCTTGCGCGATGCCTGCACCCGCTTTGAGGGCGCCCGTCCCGATTAGAGCCAGAGTGATAGGGTCCATTCCGCGCCTCAGAGGTAGTAGATTTCGACTGCAACGCCCCAGTTCACGACGCCCACGCGGTCGATCTGCGAATGAGTGGCGAGCCCGAAGGTGACGGTCCCGATGTTCGCTTCATACATCAGGGTGCCTTGCTTCGCATCATAACCGCCGCCCGAAGGGTACGTTTCAGAGGTTCCAATAGGATAGGCATTTGCGATGGAATACTCATTATTACGAGTTTCCTGCGCCTTTTGCCGGTAGCTATTGAAGGCTGCGGGGACGTTCCCGATGTAGGGTGCGAGCCAGACCAGCCGCTCATCTCCCGCCACCTGATAGGCGGCGGTCGAACTGTCGCGGCCTGCCTCCCACTCCCACCAGTAGTGGAACAGCATCTTGGCATCACGACGAATGTCCAGCGAGAACGCCGTATTCGGGACGTTGATGAAGCTGTTATTCGAGGTCCGGCCGTTACCCGTGAGGAATTTAGTCGCAAAAGTCAGTCGGATGTTTGTGCCACCGGCCCACTGTCCGCCCTGATACCCGGACACTCCATGCGTAAGGCCGGAATAGGGCTGATATTCGGGAGGCTGAACATGCCGAGTTTCGATCCATTTTGCGTTCGAGAAGTCGGCGGACACGATCCCGTCGTGTAGGTACACGCGCAGCGCCTCAAAGTTTCCTTCGAGGTTCGCGGAGGTCAGTACCGTGTTGGTCGTGAAAGTAGTCGGGGGAGTGTAGGACACGGCGTCTCCTCAGCTTACGCGCAGTCTCATGGCTTCCAGGCTTCCGCCATTATGGTCGATCTGCATGGCCCCTGCCGCGTTCAGCGCGTCGTCACGAACCAGATAGTTAAGACCTCCATTATTATACGAATGAAGTAAACCTGTGAAGGCGAGGCGAAGTCCATAGATCGTGATCGGCGCGTTCGGGGCGACTGTGTGATGCCAGTCTCCGCTGATGCCCGTCCATCCGATCAGGGCTTCCAGGCGACCGTCGAAGCCTCCATTATTGCAGGAACCTGTCTCATTAAACGCGGGAACGACGGTCGTTGCCATCGTGCTTCCGAGGGGTTCCCCGATCTGGTTTCCAATGACGCCGCTATTGAACTGTCCTTGACGGGGCACGTTTGTCCAGTTTGCGAGTGCATTACTGGTGATGTCCCATTGGAGCCAAAAAGCCCAGCAAGTGACGTTGGTCGCGATGGATGGACCTGCAACACCGGCTCCGATGTTCCAGAAAGAGAGGCTTCCAGCGGTAGTCCAGGGACGAACACCCTCATATCGAGGGCGGACAGAGAGATCCCAATAGACCCGGAAGATGTAGTCAGAGGTCAGGGTCCAGCCAGTCGGGCCGAAGCTCAACGGCGTGTAAACGCCCGCTGCGTTCCTGACGAGAAAGGGGGCGCTGGCACCTACCGGCGCAGTATCGGTATTATAGGCTGTATGTTTCCAGTCATTATATCCGATGATTGCTGTGGCCATATCGGGCGCCATGAAGCGCGTGCTGCTGAACTGCGGAAGATCGAAGGCTGCATCCCGCGTGTTGAACAGGTTGAGCGCGTTTGGCTGCGAGAAGTCGGTAAAACGGGTGTTGAGGTCCGTCGCAGTGACGGCCTGCCCGTCCTCAACGGGAGGTCGAATAATCCGGCTCATCTCCACCTCCCGATCGCCAAGTAGCGTCCGCCGTAAACATGCGCGAACATGACATTATTATCCGGCGGTGCGGCCGTCGTGTTGCTGTTCGCATCCTGCGATGGCTCAGTCATTCGGAACTGAATGTTTACTACCAGATCTCCTGCCGGTAAAAACGCGGTCCCGAAGATGCGCTGTCGCCCGTGATGCGACTTGCCTCTGCGCTCAACGATCGTCACGCCGTTGACGGTCACGCGCATCCGCATGTAGGCGGGAGAGTAGGGCTTCCCGTCGTTCACGCCGACGCCGAAGATCTGGTTCACATAGGTATTGCAGCCATACTCGAAGTAGAGGCTGCCGCCCTTGAACCCGGTCAGAGTGATGGGCGCGGTGCTGATGTTTGTCCAGCCGCCTGCGTGGACTTGGATGGTCGTCGCCTCCCAGGCATTATCGGGGACGTTTACATCGGCATCAGCCTGCTGTTGCCCCGTTCGAGCCTCTGGCCAGCGCGCATCAGACCATACGCGGTGCAGCGCATAGTCCACCATCCGAGAGGCTTCCACAAAGTTCGGGGGCATCTGCTCCCGACTTAGGGTCGTGATGCTGGACTGACTTGCCCGCAGTTCGTCGTTGAGCGCGTCAGGAGAGACAGTCGTGTTCGCTGCGGCTTCCCGCTCAGTCCAGTGTTTCATGCGCGCACCCCTGCGACTACTCGCGTGCCCTTGGTGATGTAGTCGTATTCATAGCCAACGAGGGTGATCTCTGCCTGCGTCTCGATTTCGAAGCAAAACCATGCGGCCGACTGATGGGCCACGCTGACGCGGAGCGGGATCAGTCTTTCGTCTGAAAAGTTTGCAGCGCCGATCACGGCCTTATCGAGTACCGGGAGAGAGGTCGCATCAGGAGGCTGTGCGAGGTAGGTCCGTTCCTCAGTCGCCGTCAGAGAGAAGTCTTTGTAGTGGCGAACCGTGATCGGGACGTTCCCCGTCGTGATGATCCAGAGGGTCACATAGTTGACCTGTTTTTGTGTCTGTGGATCTCCAAAGGCGTTCCACGCTGAACGGTAGGTGCTGACCGGCGGCGGCGCATAGACCAGCGTGTTTTCGGCCGCAATCTTGCCGAGCACATGCTTGCCGCTGATGACGAAGAGCCCGCGCTGCGAGTTCGGCGTGCTGTCCTCATTCCCGGTGTGATGGCCAAAGACGACGGTTCCATCATAGAAACTGCTGACAGCGCCCACGGGGAAGCCAAGGCGAGTAGACCAGGGGCTGACGGTATCGACGCTGCCCAGGCGGTCTACATGCAAAACCAGTCCGCGATCGGGCCGATCGTTCCCGTTGAGCGGGACATACAGTTGGTACTCGCGAGACTTTTCACTGAAAACCGCGACGGCCTTCGGCATACAGTCGGGCGTGATTTTGTCGATGAAACTGTCCTGATTACTCGTCAGGTTGATGACCTCCGCGTTCGCGCCGCCTACCAGACCGCCCGTGATCGCATACACGCCGTCAGTGGCGAGGAACACGACACCTAAGCCAGGGACAGTTTTGATGCTGTGGGGCGCCTTGCAGGTCACGCTGTTGCTGATGGTCGTGACTGTAAAGCCCGCCGTGTAGTCGCCCTGCACGACATCGATGCCATTCTCTCTAAAAACAAGCAGGCTTGTATAGTTCGAGAAAAGTGCAGTGATGCCCCCGCCGATCGAGGACAGTTCGATGTAGGCGTCTGCGGAGAACTGCTCAATCAGCCCGGCTGTGGAGAAGTAGAGGGTCCGGCTGTCGTCAATGCCGCCGTCAAGGAACAGGCAGCCATTATAAAGCGCGGAAAACCGTGCGCGGGGCGCAGGCAGAGGCCCGGTCGCAATCGCGGGCGCGGGCTGCCCGAGGTTCGCAGAGGACACTGCGTCGAAATAGACAGTCTCTACATTATTGCGAATAATGTCAATGAAGTAGAGAGTAGTGTCTCCGGGGAAGTCGAAGTCGTCAGAGTAGTTAGCGGTTCGGTACAGCTTACGCGCTACTGTGCCCTTCGGGCCGGTGGGTAGATCCACATAGGCGGCGTGCTTGAAGCCTTCCGCGCCCGCTTCCAGCGCCCAACGGACAGAGGCGAGAGGCGAGGTAGGCCCCTCGCTCCCGGTGTCGCTGATGAAGCTGACAGACCATGCGAAGATGGCTTCTTTGGCCCCGTCTGTACCTGCGGAGTTATCTGCGAAGCCAAGGCCCCACCGTCCGCCGTCTGGCACCGCGTTCCCCTGCGATGGACACCAGAGGGTGACAGCGCCTGCACCCGGAGCCGGGATGTTCGGCGGGAACGGCGGCGGCGGGACTGGTTTTACATTGTGTGGGTCTACCGAAGTCGGCAGTCCATCAAAGCCAAAGTTTCTAATACATTGAGTAATCGTGGATGAACTGTCCACGATAGATCCGAGCGGCCACGGCTTTACGATCACAGGCCGGTCGAAGCCATTGGTAACTACCGTTCCATAGCCGGTGTCTGTGTACCAGCTTCCTGCCTCAGTCGCCGTGGGGATATGCCGGCCGGTAGCAAGAGTGCGAAGGACAGGAGTGCCAGCCGCATCGTAAAGAAGGTGCAGGCTGCCACCTTCCTCGAACAAAACATGCTGCCTTGCCCCGCCTGCGAGGTGCTGCGCTACATGCAGAGAGTAGATCGGGCCATTATTGCCGAAAGGATCCCAGTTCGTCGCGCCGGGTCGAAAGGGCTCATACCCAAGGCGAGAGGACCAGCCGCCGGTTGAGCGGTCGCTGATCCAGTTTTCGACCTTGCCCGCATTTTGCGGATTTTGCGGAAGTCGAGTTTCGAGCCCGCCTGCGATGGGCGTTTGATAGACATTTCCGCGCATTAAGACCTCACGGGAGTAGGCGCAGAGGCCCGAAGGGATTGGTCACATAGCGGTAGCCAGCGACGGGTGTGCCCTTGATGAGCCTGCGAGGGACGGCTTTGAGGTAGGCTTGCTCCATACCTTTGTAAAGCGTGTCCTTTTTTCGCATGTAGACCTGCGATAGCGCGGGGTTCGCCACTTTAAGCGTGACATTTTCGAGGGCAGCATAGGCGATTAGCTGCGCGTATGCGGCCGGAACCAGCGGCGCGTCCTGATCTTCGAGCATCCGCGACGGGCTGATGAGCATCCGGCAGTCAAGGTCTTGGTCTGTCGAGGGGTGAGGGTACAGTTGGATGGACTGATAGACCGCCGACTGATCCCACTGGTAGCGGATAGACGTTGCCTGGAAGGTCTGGCTGCTCAGGGTCGCCAGAGACAGGTCCGGCCCAAGCGTGATGCCTCCGGGCGGTGGAACAGTGTCCACGTTCGGGACAGGAGGCGCACCCTGCACATAGGCCCCTCGCACGCGGACAGGAGCGAGGATGCCTGCCTCCGGGCAAGTGAAGTAGTAGCGCCTGTAAAAGCCCGTCTTATTAGCCACGGCTTCGGGCGTAAAGTGCAGGGTCTGCGTATCAGTCAGATGGTAGGTGGCGACCTTGCTCAGCGCACTCTCGAAGCCGTCAGAGGCATCACGCGGATAGACCGCGAAGTTGGTGCTGAACGGCCCATGCACGTTGACCATGTAGACGTTGATGGTGCGGATGCCCTGTCCCGGCGCGACCGTGGGGACAGTCACTCCACGCGGCGTCTGCGGGGCCGGAACGCGCAGCCCCTCCGAGGGCAGGTAGGCTTCGAGCGTGCCGAGTAGCGCGGGGTCGAGGTTCGCATCCTCCCGCTCCCATTTGCTCAGGAACATCGCCTTCGCGGGGATGCCCACAGAGGGGTCTGCGACGTTTTGGACCTGCATACAGTCAGAGGGCAGGTAGATCTCCCGGCGGTAGAGCTTCGCCGTGTAGGCGCCGGTCGCTCCCTCGAAGTCTCTTTCAATGAAAAGTTGGTTGGACAGCGCGACATACATCACGCGGTAACGGCCGGTGACGTTATTACTGTCAGTTATTTCGAGGATGCCAAGCTCATACTCCGAGCCCGGCTTGACCGCCGAAGTGCTGATGGGGAATGGGCCGCCCGTCACGGTCGTTGAGCCGTTGACGACGCCGACGCTGACGGCTGCGACATCAGTCCAGACTTTCAGCACGCGGTCGCGCATGGCGAAGTCCCACGGCCGGTCAGTCAGGCAGCGGGTCTGCGCGTCGTTCAGCAGGGAGACGATCTGCTGTCTATAGGTGTCGTTTGTGGGATCATAATCGAGAAGATTGCCCACAAAGTCGATCATTTCGCCAAGGTTCATGGCTGTCTCCTATGAAGAAGCCCCCGCCCGCTGTGGGCGGACGGGGGCAGTGTACCCTGGGGGGCAGGGTAGCGCAGGCTCAGTCGAAGCGGCCGTAGACGAACACTTCCGCAAAGCCACCGGCCTCAGCAGTCAGGGCGACGGCGGCAGGGCCGGTCCCCGTGTGAGTGCCAGTGGCATAGGTGACGGCCGTCCCGGCGGTGCCAGAGGTCGTGAGGGAGGCGTGCTGCGCTGTACCCGCAGCGACCTTCGCCACCGGGGCATAGCCCGCAATCACGACTTTGACCTGTGCCGGTGCGGAGGCCGTGCCGACGACGCCCGCGAGGGCCACGCCGACGACGTTTCCACGGCCGGCGACGGCCGGGGTCGGGACGACGAACAGGGCCTTATTGGCGCCCGTTGCACCCGTGTCCAGGGCGATGAAGTCGCCAGTGGCGACGGTCGTTGAGGTGAGGAACGTCTCGACCGTCTGACGGTTCGAGGTGTCCGCAGCCTCACCGGCCTGCAAGTAGTTGATGAGGTTGGAAGTCGCCATATGGATCAAGCCTCCGCGTTGATGAGGACGCCGTGAGAGGCGAGGTGGCCGGTCACAAGCTGCATCCGGCAGAATACCATCGCAGCCTCAGTGGCGGTGCCGGGGACGGGCAGCATCTCCGAGAGGTTGAACCAGCCGTCCGTGTCGGCGTAAAGCTGGAACATATCGCTCGAAAGAACATAGGCCGAGACCGGGAGCGCGCCCATGCCGGAACCCGCGTTGGCCGTGAAGCCAAGGTTCGGGTCCACATAGATCTTCGCACCGCGCCACATGCCCACCATATCGGCGTCCAGCGAGGCCCGGTCAGTCGCGCTGACATACTGCACGAAGGACTGCTGTTGCGCCTGGAAGGCGGCATAGCAGCGCGGGCTCATCAGGATGATGTCCGGGAACTTGCCGCCGGGGTGGTAAAGCTGCGCGTTGATCATCAGCTGATCAAGGTGGCTCAGGTCGAAGGCCGCGCCGCTGTTGAAGAACTGGTTGTACCAGTTTTGGCTGCGGAAGGTCGCCTTGGCCAGACCGCCCACGACGTTCGCCTGCGTTGCAGGCGTCACACCCTCGAACCAGCCCGTCGTGTTCGGAGCGACGGCGGTCGTTCCGTTCCCGTTGAGGGTCTGAAGGGTGTTGATGGCCCCGGTGCCGACGATGACCTGCTGGTTGACCTGCTTTTTCAGGCCAAGCATGACGTTCTTCATCTTGCTTTCGAGGATGTTGACCACGGCAAGGTCGCCCTTGTTCGCGGCCTTTTCCACGGCGGACAGGACGATGGGCTGCGTGAAGTTCGCCCACTCGAACTTGGCGGCGTTGAAGGGGTCCGTGACCGCCATGTTGACGGGCTCGAAGCCGTTATTCAGCACGCTCAGAGAGGAGTGCTCCCCGAAGATGACAGGCTGCTCAACGCGGGAGCCGCCGGACACCTTGACGAGATTACCTGCCTGCTCAATGGCGCGGAACAGGGGGTGGCTGACGAAGCTGTTATCGATCAGCTTGTCGCGGAGCAACTGGAGAGTAGTCGAAAGGATCGACGGATTGACGGGCATGACGCCCTCCTTTAGAGTGAAAAGCTACCGGGGGTCGGAGTGTCCGGGGATGCCGGGTTCCTTGCGCCGAAGGCTCCACAGAGGGGTGGCCCACGATGCAAGGAGAGTAGCGCGACTTTTCAGTGTACGCAAGATCAGCGACGATGAAGAGCCTGCGCCATCGCGAGGATGTCTGCGTTGGACATTTTCTTTGTGTCGGCCTTTGCGGGCATGGTCGCCGTCCCTTTGCGCGGGAGGGCCGTGGCACGGGTCGCAGCCTCACGGTCTGCGGCGCGACGGGCCTTGGCCGCCTCTGCTTCCTTCGTCGCCTGCGCCTTGTTCAGCTTGCCCTTCGCGGCCCAATAGGCGGTTTCGAGGTCAAGGGAGGTGTTCGCCTCCAACATGCGCTGGACTTCGCCGCGAAGTTCTTTGTCGTTCTTGAACTCCGGGTGTTCAGCCAGGAAGGACTGGTAGCTTTCTTCGGCCGCCATGACCTCGTACTCTTGCTTCATCGGTTCGAGCACGGCGTTGAGGCGCTTGTTGACTTCGGCCTCAATGCGGGCGTTGATGCTCGCCTCGTTGAAGGGGTCGTATTCAGGCAGAGTTTCGGGCACTTTGAGGGCCTGCTGTCCTTTCAGCAGGGCTTCGCGCTCCCGAATGAACTCCTTGCGGGCCTCTGAAAGCTCCTGGGTTTTCTTTGTGTAGTCTTTCTGCATGTTCTTCATCAGCGCCCGAATGTCGGGCGGCACCTGCTTCATGGCATCAGACCATGACAGGTTGCGCGTGCGCTTACCTTCGCCGTCGCTGACCTCAACCTCAACGTCGCCCTCATCTCCGAGGGCTTCGAGCATGGACGGCTCAACGTCGGGCTGCGCGGTTTTCTTTGTAAAGCCAGCGGGCTCAGGAGTGGCGTGGATGGCATTGGCCGCATCAAGGACGGCCTGCGCGGTCGAAGGGAGGGACGGGGCACTTGCGGACGGTGCGGGAGTGGTCACGATGGACTTCCTTTACTTGACGAGAACGACGGGAGTGCCTGCGCGTGAGTACCACGCGGGGTTCCAGCCGGGAGCGAACACGAAGGCGACGGGTTTGCCGAACAGTGTAGTGCCAAGCTCCAAGACGCTGACGTTTTGGATGCGAGACACGATGAAGGTCCGCCAGCCGGGCAAGTCGCCAGTTGCCGACGCGGACTGCGGATCTACATATAGGTGTAGGTATTTCGTGCCATTGTTACCGATCCAAATGGCATGAGGGTTACCGACGCGCTGCCCGATCTTGCCGGGGACGCCGTCAGGCTGCCACTTGTCGTCATAGAAGAAGGTGACAGGCTGTTTGCGATTGATTGCGTCTGTGAGGTTCGCCTCAACGCCGCCGGCATAGGTCCGGTAGAACGCCTGCCCACGGGTCTTGGGAATGACAGTAGTCGGCTTTTGCCCGATGCCCAGGGCCGACTTGACCTTATTGGCTACACTGGTCAACGCGCCAAAAAGTGAGGCCATTCCCAACTCCCGTTTTACACTGTAAAGCCACGGCCCTACACCTTTACAGTGTAAAGCCGTGGCAGGCGATCAGCGGCGCATCCGGCCCGCGAAGTCGAAGTCCTCTTCTTCCTCTTCTTCCTCCATGCCGGGCTTGACCTTGACCTCCACCTCAGTCTCCATGCCCTCTTCTTCGAGCGGCATGTTGAGGAAGTCCTTGAAGTCGCGGTCTTTGGCCAGTCCGAGAAGATGGGCCGTGAGGACGGTCAACTCCCGGTCGCCCTTCACTTGGTCGAGAGGGACGGGGAAGGGGGAGCCATAGTCCTTCGACGCGGCGTCCATCATGGCGAGGAAGCGCACTACCTCCGGGTCCAGTTCCATGACGGGTTCGGAGTAGGGCTCAGGAGCGAGGTCCAGGCCCATGACCTTCGCCGCAGCCGCGATGGCTTTGGCGAGCGCGGTCACTACCTTCGGGCTGTAAGGCTTTTCCGGGGGAGGAATGAGGCCCGCAAGGGTGTCCTCCACTTCGGCGTCAGACGCCTCAGCGGCCATGCGGAGATCATCGGGCATAGAGGGCATATCGGGAGCGAGGGGCATGATCACTGTCCTTCGACGGGTAGTGGGGCAGGCGCCCCTTCGGGGGAAACGGGCTCAACAGGCTGCGCCTGTTCGACGGCCTTGGCGAACGCTTCGGGGAGTTGGTAGGCCCTGACGAGTTCGGCAAGGACGGCCTCACGCGGAGCGCCAAGAGACAGCAGGGTGGGCACAAGCCGTTCGAGCGACTGTTGCTTCGCCATATCGCTCATGGGCGTGGTGCCCGCGTCCACGGCCCAATACGAGAAGTCCCCGGTCAGGTCGTCTGCGGACAGCACGGTGGGGCCGACCGGGTTCGGCAGAGACAGAGGCTCCGCTTCGTCGCCAAGAATGACGCTCAGCATGATGTTGTAGGTGCTGGCGATGCCCGTCACTACCGCGTCCCTGATGCGGGCCATGCGGCCGATTTCAGAGGAAGTGTAGGCGGCAAGAAGCTGCTGCTCAGTCGCCGTGCTCTTTGTGACCTCGCCACGGGTGAAAGGAGCGAGAAGGCCCGCGTCCTTGATGTCATTATCCACGGTGAGGGCATAGGCCGCGATGTCGCCAGGGATGGGCGCCTGCGGGACGGGGACCATGTTGCCATCCAGCGGAGTGCCGGGGGCCACATCAACCTCAATCATTTCGCCATCAAGTCCCTGTGTGATTTTGGCCGCTGCATCTTCCGAGAGGAAGCCTGCGCGGACCATCCACTGACGGGCCATGCGGCGGACGCCCTGCGCCTGATAGCTCCGCATCAAGTTGAGTTCGCGGAACTGGTCACGGCTGCGCCCAATGAGGCTGTACCCGCGCAGAGGGGTGTCCGGGTCGCGGCTGAAATACAGCGGGATGATGGGGACGATGGGCCTGCCGGACGCGCTTTTGTAGGGGATGCCCGTCGTCTCATGTTCGAGTTCGGGCTCTTCGTCCTCTGTCGGCGTGGCAGAGAGGGCGCCGACCTGCACCTTGACCCCGGTGAACAGGAAGTCTTTGCCCTTGTAGTCCTCAGAGTAGACAAGGAGCTTGTCGGCAAGAAGGTCATAGACCTCCACGATGCGGACGAACTTTTCCATCCCAGGAACGCTGGTGTCGTTCGGGCTCAGGCCCACGGTCGTCTTGCTGCCGAGGGTGGACGCGCTGTCGATCCACTTGGAGTAGACGCGGGGCGTGTAGTCAGTCTCAGGCTTGCCATACCGTTCCACCGCTTCGGGCAGGGGCATCAGGTACACATGGCCGACATACCGCTGTTGATCCCAAGACGACGCCGTGGCATCGACTATGACTTCCCACGGGGGCAGGGCCGCAGCCGCCACGCGCTTCAAGGGGTCCACGCTGACGACGGGGGACAGCTTGATGAAGCTGGACGGGTAGATGAGGGCAAGCCGGGTGGCATCCTCCAACTGCTCTCGCACGTTCAGCAGGTAGAGGTTGGCCGTCGCCTCTGCGACCTCCGCGTTTCCCCGTGCGCGCAAGTCGGGCTGCACGAACACGGCCGGGTTTTTACTGTAAAGACTGCCGAGGTAGCTCTCAACGACGGCGTATGCCTTCGGCACCTCAGTCCGCAGCACGCCCTCAACCGTGACCTCTTGGCTCTCCCAGAAGTCAGTCATGTAGAGGCGGCGGTACTCCCGCAGTTCCTCACGCCGGTTTTGCCAGTAAAGATCGTGCTGTGCCACGATTTCGGCAACATGAGCGGGTGTAAGCATCACTTGACCTCTTCGAGAAGGACTGCGTTCAGCCGGGCCGTGGCGATCTCAATATACTGCTTTTCGCGCTCTATGCCGAGGAAGTTGAAGCCTTCTAAGAGCGCGCCCTTGCCCGTGCTCCCGCTGCCCATGAACGGGTCAAGGACCGTGCCGCCCGGCGGTGTAACCATCCGGCAGAGGTAGCGCATGAGGTCTGTCGGCTTGACCGTGGGATGATGATTTTCGCGCGGTGCTCCCCTTGCGGTTTTCGCTGTGGGCGCCGGCTTGCTTCGTCCGGTTTCAGGCCCTTCGCCAAGCGGCAGCCCGTTGCAGCCCTCGTTACGGTCTTGGGGGCTGGCCTTTGCACAGTAAAAGAAGCGGGCTGCGGAGCCCACGCCCTGCGTCGGAAACAGGCCCACGACTTTATCCGAGCCGTCATGGATGAGGTTGGCGGGCCAGCGGCCAAGCGGCGATCCTTTGCCGGCCATGAGCTTATTGGGCCCGAACGCTGCCGGGGTGTTTCGCACTAGCGTTGGTTTCATCTTTGCTGTTTTATGCCCGTCCACGGAAGCCACCCGGCACCCGTCGATGTTCAGACCGCCCACGCCCCACTTCGCCGTGTTTTGCGCGCTAGTCCCTTCCAGCGGCTTGCGCGCCATGCAGATGGGTTCATGCGAGGGTTTGAGGGCCGTTCCCCAGCCGTGCCACTGTTTAGCTAAGTCGGTGGCAGGGGCCGTGACAGCGCATTCAGCTTCAGGGTTGCTGAGGCCCCACTGTGCTGAACGTTGGGCCACCGTCGGTGACATAGAGTAACCCGGCTGCCCGAGCTTGGTCCCGATGACTTCACGCTCCGCGCCCGCAGCCTTATCCAGCGCCTTCGAGACATCCAGGCTCTTTGGGAAGCCGCTGCCATAGACCCACATCAGCGTGTCGCGCACCTCGAAGCCTGCGTCCTCAATAGCGCAAAACATGCGATGAAAAGTCCGGCTACCGCCGAAGGCAAGAAGATGCCCACCGGGCTTCAAGACGCGGAAGATCTCGCGCCAATAGGCAGGACCGGGAACATTATGGTCCCAGTTTTTGCCCATGAAGGAGAGGCCGTAAGGAGGGTCGCAGACGACTGCATCAACACAGTTATCTTCCCAGGTAGGAAGAACAGTGAGTAAGTCGCCGTGGAACAGGTCGAAGTCCGGCATGGGTTTACACTCAAAAGGGGAGCGTGGCGGAACGGATGCGTCGGGCACGGGCAGAGGCGAGAAGGTCGTCAATGCGCGTTCTATTTGACTGTAAAGACTGCGTTCGCCAGGAAGCCGGAATGTCGCGGATGCAGCGGTAGGCGAGGGCGACGGCCATCGCGGCGTCGTCATACCCGCCCTTCGGCGCCTCCGGGGCGATCTTGCCCGGAGGGATGGTCAGGCTTCGCAGTTCGAGCCAAGTCGGCCGGTCCATCATCTTGACGAGGGGCAGGGCCTCCCGCAGCGTGGCATAGGCGTCGAGTTTTGACTGTAAAGTTGTGACCCACGGCTTGCCCGTCGCCGGGTCGCGCCACTGTTGAGTGTATCCGCAGTTCTGCATTTCGAGCAGAAAAGCGTGGCCATGATTGTTACTCTCAGCCAAAACTAGGGCATTATTATAGCGAGAGGCCACTTGGATGACGCGGTGCGCCCATGCCTGCGGCGTGACCTTATTGCTGCGCTCAGTGTAGACGGGCTGCATGGTGGCCACGCTGACGACGGCCAAGGCGCTGTAGTCCCCACCCGCGCCGCCTCCGATGTCCACGCCGATCACATAGCGATCGTGAGGGTGAGGCTTCTCGATCTCCCGCCCGTGATGTTCGCCGTGCAGTTGATGTTCGAGCACGGTTACTTGGCTCAGGATTTCTTCCTCGAAATACCCGCCCTCACGGTCGATGAAGCAGTCATCTATATTCGCTGGATATTCCCTGCGAAATTTGTGCTCGCTGCCCAGTCTTTTCATCGTGCGGCGGCGCCAATGCAACTGGTTCAGCGTGAGGGAGTAGGCTGTTCGCAGAGACTTTTCACTGTCTGAAAGAGATGCCTCGAACTCTGCGGCGTCGAAGTCGCTGTCGGGGTCAGAGTAGAGAGGGTGCTCATGCCAAAACATCGTGAGTAGGTGCCAGCCGTTCTCAGGTGCTCCGCGAATAAGAGACGAGAAGAAGTCGTTTGGGTTCGCGGCCGTGCTCTCTACGATCAAAAGACCGTCGCCCACGGCTGCATCGATCTGCGCCAAGACTTCTTCGAGGTCTGGCGCATAGGCGGCTTCGGAGATCAGCGCAGCCGCAGGGGTGAAGGAGCGGAGCCCGGTCGTTGAGCGAGAGGTGAACGCCTGCAAGGACGCCTCTGTGTCCCCGTAAGCGATCTGCCCGCTGCTTCGCCGGATCAGCGGACGCTGCAAGAGCTTGGGCAGATGTTCGAGCCAGCGCCGATTATCGTCCATCAGCGAGGTCGCGCTGTCGTCCCTCATGCTGACGATCGCGTGCATCGCCGCATACGGCGTCGTGTAGGCGAGCCAGTGAAGCACCATCTTCGCCCCGGTCGTCGCTGCGACCTGACGGGCTTTGAGGATGATGATGCGTTTGTGCCCAGCTTTTACAGCGTCAAAGATCTTGACCTGCATCGGCAGAGGGTCGAAGGGCACCAGTCTTTTCGTGTCTTTGTCTTGCACCTTATGAAGCTGCGCGAAAAGGCCCGGCTCCGAGAGTAGGGCTGCGAGCTTGGCGCGCATGGCGACGGGGACACGCCCTGGGATGAAAGGCACTACTTCACCAGCCGCAGCACTTTGGCGAGTTCGCGCTCAGCCTCATCATGCGACACGGGCTGTTCGACCTGCACGGGCTTGACTGTCTCTTTGATGATCCACTGCGAGAGGCCCACCGCTGTCTTGTCGCCATAGCCATTCTCGATCGTTTTTTCGAGCATGGACAGCGCCTTTGGCGCAAGCAGGCGCAGACGGCGAGAGATCTCATCATCTGTCAGAGGCGGGGGCGGCAGCGACCGGCGGTACTCCTTACACCATTCGGCCACGGCCTTGCTTCCGCCCCACTTGAAGAAGCCCGCGTGAGAGACCAGCCCTTCCCTGACTGCGATGGTCGGTTCATCGTCGTGATCGTTTTCGACCAGCCACTTGACGACCTGCGCTTGCTTTTTTGTCAGGCTCTCCATGCATCACCCGCGATTTTCTGAAGGTCAATGAGAGGAAGCTCCACGGTTACGAATGTACCGTGTTCCTCGCACTTACGTCGGCGGATCAGCAGGTCGGGCCACTGTACCGAAAATTCGGCAATAAACCGATGCCGGACCTTTTGCGGCTGCCGCGTCTCTTTGACGATGGTTTCTTTCAGGCAAGTCGGGCACTTCATGGCGGCGGCTCCGCTACTGAACATAGCACTACCAGCCATAGTGTCAAGCGACTTTACAATGTAAAGGTCAGAGCGACTTAGTGGCCACATTTCCCGTTTTGGTTTTACATTGTAAAGCCACCGACTTAGTGGCGACAAATCCCGTTTTGGTTTTACAATGTAAAGATGGGGACGACTTAGTGGTAGGAAATCTGGTTTTGGTTTTACATTGTAAAAGCAAACTGAGAATTTTGCCAAAGATATGAGGGGTAGGCATACTGAACATCTGTGATCCTTCATGGCCGAAACGCCCGCTCCTACCTCCACTATCGGGGAGTGTTTGAGGGGTATGAGGGGTCTGCGCGCAAAAGTAGTGACCCCCCTTCATGGCCCGTCCAGAGTGCGAAGCGCGGTGTTTAAATAGTACCTCTTTTTCCCTTCCTCAACACCCCATACCACTTTACACCATATACCCCTCATACCCCTCAAAGTATGTTAGCTTGTGTTTGAAACTGCTCTAAAGTGTAGTCAGGAGCGTCACTATGATCATCGACCTCTTTTGAGGGGTATTGATCATACCCCTCACAGACCCCTCAAAGTCTCCGGCCTCGATTTCGGCGGAGACTGGGCGAAGGAGCGGTGCTTTTCCTATAATCAGGTTTTGAGGGGTCTAGAACACGGATTTGGACCCCTCAAAGTGTGCAAGTAGTCGCGGTGTCCGGGCGACGATGCGCGCTGCTGTTGAGGGGCCGACTTCGGTAACAGATTTCGGCAACATACTCAGCCCGAAGCCTGCTGACTAAGACGCGCAATCATTCAGTCGTGATGTCTTAATTACACTAAAACTACCTCTTAATAAATACATGTTGCGGTGTTTGACAGTGGCGAGCCGTCTGGTTACTATGTCTAGGTCAGGCCCAGCCACACACCACGGGCTGACGAGAGAGGTCCAGATGCTGATGATCGTTGACATGATGTTCGAGGTGCATGTTGAGCGTGAGGAGTACCACTACTGCCGGGACGCACAGCGGTCGTTCACGGTGATGGCCCAGGGCTTTGACTACATCCGCCGCCGTCGCGAGAAGGAGCCGCATCTCAGCGTGATGGTGCGCTTCGTGAACACAGACAGCCTGACGACGATGACGCGGTTCTACCATCTAGCGGAGAACTCCAACACGCCGAACTGCGAAGCATGGAGCCAGACCATCGCGATCCAGTTCAACCCGTGCAGAGACGCAAGGACAAGAGACACGACGGGCAACGGGTGGCACAGCTATGTTGGCTTTGCCGGCGATTTTGAGCTGGATGAAGATCTCTGCCGCTTCATGGCGCAGATGGAGAACACATGAAGCCCGAACACATCGTCGTGGACGAAGAACTCCACATGCTCTTCAAGACCGCTGCCTACCTTGACGGTCGCTCCATCCAGGCTTTTTGCTCGGAGTTTCTAAAGCCGGCGCTGCGCGAGTATGTCCGGCTACTGGCAGCGCAGATGGCTTTGCCGGAAAATGCTACATGGAGCCGCAGCCCGACTAAGACCCGCCAGCTACTGACCCTACTTCGCAATTTCTGAAAGAGAAGGGCCGGTAGGAGCAACCACTCCCCTACCGGCCCAAGTCCCACACACTGACGAGGATCACTGCCATGACCCAGTTCCACTCTATCATCGCCGCTATTTGGCCGCAACCTCCCGCCGGACTGGAATACGTCGAACAGGCGCTGTCCGGGGGCGACTACATCAGCACCGGGCTGTTCGAGGTAGGGAGCGTGTCCCCCTCTGGCACAGGCCGGACGAAGGGTAACTGCAAGCAAGTCACCAGCCTGTTCTTCGACGCCGACCTGATCGGGCTCCATACCGCCGTGCGCGTCTCCGAGGGAGAGGAAGTCGAGATCAGCGCGGACGCCCGTAAGGCCGTCCTCTACACGGTCCCTGATGACGAGATCGAGGGCATGAAGGAATACGCCCTGGAAGTCGTGACAGAGGCGCTGTCGGCCGTGATGAACATGGACCCTACCGCGATCATTGACAGCGGCTGGGGCTATCACTTCCACTATGCAGTGGACGGCTTCACCCCTGCCGACCATGAACGGCTCAGCACGCTGCACAAAGCCATCGTCGCAGAGGTCAATCGCCGGGTCGCAGATGCGGCGTCGAAGGAGGGCCTGGACTGGCGCGCTGCGCTGGACAACACGAACGATGTAGGGGCGAGACTGGCGCGGTTCCCCGGCAGCATGAACGTCAAGTGCCCGTCCATCCCGAAGGCCGTGGAAGTCCTCTGTGGGGACGCTGGCTGCGTCCTGCGGCCCGCAGACCTGTCGGGCATCGCCGCTCGCTGTGCGACGGCGCCACGCGCCTCCCAGGGCAGCGCCGCAGCCCGTCCCGCGACTGCCGCTGCGCGCATGGAACATCGGAGCGTGGACTTCTCGCAGAAATTCCTCAACGACGGCCGCTCATGGCAGGAAGCGATCACCGGGCTGTCGGCCGGAAGCCGGCTGAACACGATCTGCCCGGAGAGTGGAAGCAGCGTCGGTTCCGCGTTCTTTGTCGTTGAGGGCGACGGGTCCAGCAAGCTGATCTCGAACGCCGCGAACATCGTCTGGCATAACACCTACACAGTCAAAGTCCCTGGACGGGCCACGCTGTCCATGAAGCGCGGCAAGGACGGGAGCCTGACGACGGTGCCCGAACCGACTTTGACGAACCTGATGAACGTGCTGCGGCATGATGCGCGCTGGAACCTCTGGTATGACGACTTCCGGCAGGTCGCGATGAACGGGACCGCCCCGCTATCGGAGCACGCGCATATCGAACTCTCCCTGATGTTAGAGGCCGACTATCAGTGGACGATGAACCGTCCGGGCAAAGAGACTGTGTTCGATGCCATCCTCAGCGTCTGCGCGGAGAGGAAGCGGAACCCGGTCAAGGAGTACCTGCGCGGGCTCGCCTGGGATGGGGAACCTCGCCTGGACGAATGGCTGTGGAACACGGTATTCGCCCCTGCCGAAGCCATACAGTGCCCGTTTACGGTGGACCGTGATCTACTGTCCATCTATTCTCGCAAATGGGCGATCTCTTTGGTCGCCCGTGCGCTCGAACCGGGCTGTAAGTGCGACACGGTACTGGTACTTGCCGGCCGTCAGTCGTTCCGCAAGTCCACCCTGTTCCGCACCTGGGCATCAGATGAGTGCTTTGTGGATCAGCAGATCGACACGCGGAACAAAGACAGCCTGATGGTCCTCAATCGTGCGTGGATCTATGAGGACGCGGAACTGGCATCAACAAAGATGAGCGAGGGAAACTCTCTAAAGAACTTCCTCACTCGCCAAACCGATACTTTCCGCGCTCCATACGAACGGTTCGTCAAGGATCAGCCGCGCCACTTCATCATCGCGGGAACGACGAATGAGGACAGCTTCCTCAAAGACCGGACGGGCGACCGCCGCTTTTGGGTAGTGGAAGTCCCCTCATTCCCCGACCTTGACCCTGACGACGCCGCGCATCCGAAGGCGGATCTCGACTGGCTCCGGGCGAACCGTGATCAGCTACTGGCAGAGGCCGTCGCGCTCTATGACGCGGGTAAGCGCGCCAACACAGACGGCCTCTGGTGGCTGATGGACAAAGAGGAAAGTAAGCGCGGTAAGTCCAATCAAAAGTTCCGCCACCTGTCCACCTGGGATGAAGCCGCGATTAGCGCCTTCGAGGCAAACCGGGGCGGTCCCGATAATGGCTTTGCCGCAGGCGAGTTCGCGCAGGCGATTGACGAGAACCTGTCGCCCTCGCAGATCGCGAAGATCGGGCTGACCCTCAGTAGCGCGCTGACGGCTGCGGGCTTCCGCAAGCTCCCGAAGTCGTCTGGTAAGACCCTCTGGTTCAAGCCGATCCCTCCTGGCACGGTCGCGATGAAGGGAAACGGACTGCCCTCTGCTACCCATAGGGGGGCAGAGAGAGAAAAGTTCAGCCGGTGAGAGAAAGTCTGTTGACGCTATCATCAGTACCTGCTATAAACACTATACCCCTGCAACAGAGGGGTATCCCACTCCGCAACCACGGACAGACGCCATGAAAGCCAGACCCCTTCCTCCCTTTCGTCAAGTCGCTCGCATGATCCACTACTGCCCCGAGACAGGGGAGTTCCGCTGGATGCGCGATCATCGCGGTCGCCCTCGCGGGTCGATCAGCGGCGGCTTGCGGAATAATCGCTGGTTCGTCAGGATCAATAATCACGCCTTCATCGGCGCCCGCATCGCCTACCTGCTGATGACGGGTCAAGACCCTGGCGAGCTACAAATCGACCATATCAACGGCGACACGCTGGATAATCGGTGGGCGAACCTGCGCGCTGTCACCCTCAGCCAAAACCTGATGAACCGTCGCCCCTATGGCCATGCGACCTCGAAGTACCCGCCCACCGGGTTCAAGGGTGTTTACCAGCGCGGTCAACGCTTCATCGCGGTCCCTTCCATCAAGCGGAAGCTCAGCTACCTGGGCACGTTCGATACGCCCGAAGAGGCCGCCGTGCGGGTCGCAGAGTTCTATGCGGATCACGGGCTGCTTCACTTCCAGCCCGCGTCCATGCGAAACCTGCTGATGTCTGACAGCGCCACGCCCGCAGCGGAGGTGGCACTATGAAAAGCCTACTCGTCTACTCAGGCATCTTTTGGTCGATCGTCGCAGTCACAGCGAGCCTGATGACCGTCACGGGCACTCCGCTCGCAGCGTCCATCGCGATCGTCACGACATACATGAGCATCGGCGCGGTCGTTGGCTTCATCGCTGCGCTAAGTGTAGCGGCCTGGGCATTGACGCCGGGACATAATCGAGTAGAGTAAGAGCACATTACAAAAGAGCCGCGCAGATAGCGTGTGCCACTCTTAGGCCCCCACCCGTCGCGGTGGGGGCCTTCTTCTTTACACTGTAAAACGACTCGCCAAACTCCTTAGTAATGAACACATCAGGGGCCTTGGCAGTCTATCCCTTCTTCTTGCTCTTGCCTGCCTTCTCGTATGCGATGGCGACGGCCTGCTTCGGAGGGTACTTTTCGTCGATCAGCTTCTTGATGTTCTTTTCCATCGTTTTGCGGGACTTGCCTTCGTAAAGCGGCATGAGCTACCTCCGGGGTGTCTTGACGGGATCTGCGCGCTTACCCGCCCTTTTGCGGAAGAGCGCGTCCTGTTCATCGTCGGCGGAAGGACGGGTGTTCGGGGTCTTGGACTTGCTGACGACTTTCGAGGGGCGGCAGTATTCGGCATCCCCGCCCGCTCCGCATGGCTTCCCCGTCGCTTTGTCCTTCCACTCTTCTCGCTCCCAGCGACGAAGGGAGGTGCCTTCCTCGCCTTTCCGAACATCGCCACGCTCTTTGCGGCATTTGGCGACGGCCTGCGATGCACGGGCAGAGGGCCACACGGCATACTGCGACTTTACTTTCTTTGTGCAGTAGTCGTCTGCCATTAGAAAGCCCCCGCTTTACTGTTGACTTCGACCTGTTCTACACGTTCCTGCGATGCCTCAATGTCTCTACACGTTCCTGCGATGCCTCAATGTCCCGCTGAACGCGCTCCATCAGTCGCGCCATGCGGGACTTCGGGCGGTTCCAGGCAGGCTTAGACCGCTCTTTGCGCCACTTCAATAGCGGGCTCATTTTGCGATCTCCGAGACAGGCTTCTTAGACCACATTTTACATGACCAGTAGCGCGGCTTATTCGGAGGTCCGGGTTCATCGCAGTTATGGCGAGAACGGAAGTTCTTGCGCGCCTCCGGGCTGTCGCGCCGTATCTCCATGTTCGCATCGCCAAAACGGACGGTGTATTCCTTGCCCTCATAGGTGCCTGTTGCGACAAACTTTTTCTTCCCGTAACCGGGCTCGCCTTCTTTGATGCGACGAACAGGCATGGTGGACCTCTTAGGTGAGGCGGTCAGGAGACAGCGCGCCGTGGTTTACCCCGATGCGCTCAGAGAGATCTTCGAGCTTCGCCAGTCGGCGGTCGATGCTGGCCAGCGTCTTTGTGATCGCTGCACTCTCAGCCCGCTGCACTCCGATCAGCGCGTCGATCTGGTCGAGATGCCTCTTGCCCAGCGCGGCAACGAGAGGGATGCCATGCTTGACGACGATGATGTAAAGGCCGAAAAGGACGGCCAAGAGCACCAGCACGGCGGCGCCGGGACCGGCGAACAGGGGAGCCAGGGCAGACACGGTTTCGGCGTCAGGCATCGTTGACCTCCTTCACGCGGTCAAGGATAGCGCGGAGCACGGGCCGGCAGTAGGTAACTCCGGGTGAAGTCGCGCTTGCCGCGTCATAGTTGGCCAGAAGATCGTCCATCTCTACCTGCGAGAACCGAAGAACGACGATCGTCGGCGTGCTGCTGTCATCATCCAGAACTTTGTAACAATCAGTGATGAGCATCAGACCACCTCCATAACGGAAATACGAAGCCGTCTAACAGTCATGGACGAGTTGCCGGCAGACGTACCGAACAGGTCAAAGGACAGCTTAGGGTCGGTTCCCAGCCGCAGCGAGCCACCTTTGACGAAGGTGGGGAAGTCCTGCGACCGGCGACGGCCCACGAACGTCTGAAGGTCCGGGTTCGCCGGCAACGTCGTCAGGCCGTGGCAGATCTCGATGCCCTCCGGGCAGCGCATAACCGAGGCAGACCATGCAGCCGGGGGCGATGCCGCCGTCGTGTCGGCGGTGTCGTTGACTGCGCCGCTGTGGTAGGTCCGGGCGTTGATGCTGTAGACAGTCCCGTTGAAGGTGCAGCGGCTTGAAATGTTGCTGTTAGTCGAAGAACTGGAACCAGCGGAGGCCATCATAATGTAGCCGGCTGCGCCGTTGGAGAGATTGCCGATGGCCACTTGCGCTTCGACGGCGAAGATGCGGCGGAACACATCGCTCACCCCCAGCGCGGTCCAGTCAGGGTCGAACAGGATGGACCTTTGGCCAGTCGAGTTGACCGAGAACACCAGCCCTTGACCGTTGGTGGGCGTCAATGAGCCTGTTCCAATGCCATCGATGCCAGTCAGGGAGATGAACGGGGCGCCGCCGACTGTGAGGTTGATGGACCCGGTCGTTCCCGTCGTTGCAGCGGCAGTATCGACCGTCGTAAGGTCATAGTCCGCGACAACTTTCCAGCCAATCGTGCCGCCACCGCCAGAGTTGGTGGGGCCGCCAGATGCCCCGGTTGCGGGGTCGAAGAAAGGGATGATGGGCATATCAGGCTCCTTGCCCCTTAGAGGCGGCGTAAGCGTCCAAGAGTACCCTCGCATACTTCCGGGCGATGGTTACTGATGGCGAAGTCGCAGATGTAGGGTCGTATTGAGCGAGGTCCGCTTCGAGGGTGGAGAGATCCACTGCGAGGTCAAAGACCTGACACTCCACTTCGGCCCCGCCTTGCGAGAGGTCCGCGACGGTCAGAGGGGTCTGTGTAAGTACCGTGATCATGCCTGCGAGCCCCCTGCGAGCGCCTTCCAGTAATACTTTACAGTGTAAATGTTCAGTTGAGCGCCACCGCTTCCAGTCCCTCCCTGCGCCACCGCGAAATGAACTCCCCAGTTCCGCGTAAAGCTGTCCTGCACGTTGCCCTGCGCCTGTACCGGGTAACCGCCGGCTGCATAAGGCATGTTTGTCTGGACGAACTGCGCGTTCACAGGGACCGGGACGGGGCCAAGGCACCCGTCCACGGGCAGGGTGAAGCCGTGATCGGAGTAGTCGGGGAAGTCAGTCCAGGCAGGGTTCCACGGATAGACGGCGACGTATCCCACGGTTCCGAGAGTGATGAGGTCCACGCCGATGTCCACGCCGTCGAACAGGGAGCGCGTCACCCACCCAAGGCTTTGAATGGCGCCGCTTCTATTGATCGAAACGAGTAATGCGGGATTTCCTGCGATGGTAAACGAGACAGCCTGCCTGCCGCGAAGCCGGATGCCGAAGTTGGTGGAGCCAGATCCGGGGTAATCCTGCCCGAACTTGACCTCTGCGTATGAGTAGTCTCCCGTCAACGTGGCCCTGCACTTGACGCGGACCATGCTCGCGATGCTCGAATACATCGAGCCTTCGCGCTGCGAGTTTGTGGACTGCACAGCGGGACGAAGCGAGAGGTCGATCAGCCGGGTTGAGCCCACAGTGTTTTGCGTCGAAAGAACCGCCGCCCCACCGCTGACGCTCGCACTCTCCGAAGTCGGGGCCGTGCCCGCTGTCACCGCGTAAGCGAGGCGGTCCAGCGCATACGACTTTCCATTGACCGTATTGGTCTCAACGACGGTGGCGAAGGTGGAAGCCGTGCCAAGCGGGATCGTCGGGGAGAAGGCAGACAGGTCTGGCCATGCGATGAAGTCGGGCGCTTCGATCCAGTTTTGCCCGATGTTGGTCAG